GGCATATTGTTTTCGCATCTCGCGGATTTCTGCCACTATTGCAAAATAATGCGGGTTCATTTCTGCCCATTTCGCAAAGTTGGAAGAGCCCGCCTTATAACTCAGAAAGGCGTTGTAAATATTGGATAGCACGCTCATGCGTGTGAGTAGCTTTGCGGGGATAGCTCCCTCGAACACAGAGCCAGCCCCCCAGCGTTCCACGCGCCACGCCAAAACCAACTCGGGCGGCGGGGGCGCGTCTTTGTCTTCCGCGCACTCCGCCGCCGCCAAAATTAGTTTTTTGGGACTTGGGTCACAGCGAGGTACAACTCGCCAACTTTCTCCGCCATCCAAGTGACCTTCCAAGCGGGTAGCTCGTCGATTTCGTCAGCTGTCATCTCGGGCGAGATGATCCAGCCCGACTCCATAGCAGCCTTTACAATCACGCCATGATTGGCAGAGACGGTCAAAACCTCGTTGTTGTTGAGCACGTCAAAGGCTTTTTCTAGCGCGGCGGCAATCGTGCGGTAGGCAGAGACAAACTTTTCAGGGTCGCTCTCTGTGATGCTCAAGCGCTTGATTGCGTCAATCGCCTTACTCAATTCCGGCTTGGCGTCCTCGTTGCGAAGTTTGCGCGAGGTCTTTTCCCATTTGACGACGTGTTTCTGCACCGGCTCGTCGATCAACTCAAGCGTAAAATCTTGAATTTTGTACTTCATTAGGCAACCGTCGAGTAGGTGGTCGCGCCGGTGATGCGATACGTGATCGTAATGGCGGCGGCTTGGTTGTGGGCTACAGGGCGCGAGCGCGAGGTGATAAAGCCCGTCGCGCTAATCTTGGGTTTGCCAGTGGTGTTCCCTTGCGGATAAAACTCAAGGGTTGCAGAGTCGTCGCTGGTTTCATTGGCGGCAAAGATGGTGTTTGCCGCGTCATCCCAAGCGTTGACCGTCACCTGCCCCGAGCGTTCAGAGGGCAAAAATTCCTTGTCCTCTTGAGACGCGCCGGTCACGTCCAACTCGTCGCGTTGTTCTTGCCAATCCACAGACACAAGCGCACCGCTGGGGAATGAAAATGCGCCGTTCTTGAAAACCATGTCCTTGCCATCGTATTTAGTCATGCTTTACTCCTTCGGCTTTTGTGCCGTGCCTTTTTCTGTGATCTTGCCCGCGTCTTTCAATACCTTGATTTCTTCGGGCGATAAGTGAGAAAGGTCAATTTCTTGACCTTCAAAATAATCTTTCCCATCGGCGCGACTTGTCAAAATTGCACCTTTGGCGACAACATACATTTTTTCAGCCATGTTGCTCCTTATATGTAATTACTTGCGCGAACGGGGATAACTTCGTACCGGTACACGGGTCCACCTTCGTCGGGGGTGATCCCCACGCGAGAGCGTCCATTCGGCACTAACTTTTCCCAATAACTCGTGACCTTGTAATTGTCTCGAATTACGTCCGCAATCTTTTTTCGCCCGAGGTCGAGCGCGTCTTCCGAGTTTTTCGCCGTCCAGCTTTGCGAGTCGTCGGCGTACAAAATAAACAGGGTGATGTAAAAATCAAACTCTGCCTCACCTTCTGCAACGTCACGGCTGCCCGCGCCCATTTCAGGGTAGTCAGTGTCACCCGAGGCAATCACCACGTTTCGCGCTTTGCCGTTGAAATTAGCGGTGCCGTAATTGAATACATCCCATGTGCTATCAAGGGCGGTATCAATCAACGTGGCTAGTTGCTCGCGCCATGTCTGGCGGTTAATCGAATCACTACTTGGCATAAATCACCGCTTCGGTAATGTGTTGAATAGCTCGCGCCTTGACCTGTCCGCCGATTTCGTCCGCTGTGCGGTCGTAGAACGCATGTTCACCGCCGCGCTCATGCTCATACACGCCATACACTGCAGGGCGGTATTTGCGCTTGCCGCGTCGCGGAGAGATAACAGAGGGGTCGATGTAGATCATCGCCTCAAGCCCGTTGACCTGCATCCTGTGCGAGTTCTTGAGCGCACCGCCGCCGACGTATTTGCCGACGTGCGTAATTTGCACTGCGTGACGATGCAACGCAATTGCCGCGTCACGTACCGCCTCCCCCGCCGCCCCTTCTGGGCGTAGGTTGGCAATTCGGCGCAAGTTTCGCTCTTGCACTTCCTGAGCGCCTTCGAGGGTGTATTGTGGGATGTACGGCATTAGTTGCGAATATCCTCAAGGATCAAGCGCACGCGGGTGTCATTGGTCGGGAGCCACACATACGGCTCTTTGGTCTTGATGTTGTATTTCACCGAACCATTCACTAGCTTGTCACCCGCTTTGAGATCGGGGTCGCCCTGCATGTGGACTTCCCACAGCGTGACAGGCGTATTGAGTTGCAAGCGTAGTTGTGTTTCAGCGTCCACTGGCGCAACGGGTGTCCCGTAAAAAGTCGGCGAGTCAGAGCCAGAAAAACCGCCTGTCAGGGTGGCGCGTTCCCGCGTGTACGAGACGGTGGTCATGACAGCGAATGAACTATCCGTCATGGCTTATCCGCTTCTGAATAATTGCGCCGCTTCCGCCTTTGCCGCCGCTCTTGCCACTGCCGATAATGTCACCAATCAGAGAGGCTTTCTGCGAAAGTTGCTGGCTGTACGGTCCAGTAGAGGTATCCACCTCTACCGCGTATTCGGTCTGCAAAAACTCAAGCATCTCGCGCCGCACTTCGCCGATTAACATCTGTACTTGTTCTGACTCCACAAAGCGTACAGACGGCAAACCGACTTCCTCGTCGATGGCTCCAATCGTGCGTAATCCGGCGTCAATGGCGTAGGTGTAAGAGCCCTCTGTCAATGTACCGCTTGGGGTTGTAGAGAGACTGCGCTCGGTGGCAAGTCGTCCAAGTTTGGCATGTACTGCCGTTGCAATCTGAGCGCGAGTAATCGGGATAAACCAAATCCACACGTCATCAATTTTGATGTCGCCTGCCGCCGAGTTGTTTGTGATCGTAATTCGGTAGGTTGCACCCTCAGAGATACCAACGCTGTACAGGCTTTCCGTCCAGGTATCCGCCGTCCCACTTAGGTTCTGCGTAATCACAGTGTTGTCGTAGTTGTCTTTGATAACCAACGTCGCCTGTGACCCGCTCAAACTTGCGCCGACGGCTTTAACGGAAATATGCAACGACTGCAACGCCTCCTCATCTACGGAAAACTCTTGCCAGATGCTACCGCCAACGGGCAAGACGGCGACGCCATAGTTATCGTCACCGTCTCCCGCTGAATAGGTCACACCCGCAGAGGGTGTCCATCCGTTGAGATTGTGCAGAAACTTTCCGTTGATGAGCGCGTTATTGTCGTACATTATTCACCTGCAGGGGCTTCGTCGGTCTTCGGGGCTTTCTTAGCTTTTGGCTTTACTTCGCCAGCAACCGCCTCAGCGTTTGTGCCTGGCTCCGGCTTTGCGGCTTTCTTGGTCGGCATAAGTTCCGCCTCAGTCAAGGCTTCGTCCACAAGCGGAGCAGGGCTAAACGGCGCAGCAAGCGGGCGGTCAAAGCGTTGGTTGCCCTTGGCTTCAAAGTAGGCTTGCTTTTCTTCGGGGCTTGCCAAACGCCAGCCGACCAGCTTCAAGCGCTCGCGGGCATGTGCCTCAGAGACGACGTGCATCGCCCCTTTAGGGTTGACGATCAGATAATTCTTTTCTTCACTCACGGAAAATCCTTTCTACTAAGCGAACGTGATAGCGGCAGAGGAGAATCCTTTACGGGGCAGGGTCGCGCCCTGCCCCGTTATGGTTCTTAGATTTCGTCGGTGCTCACAGCGACGCCGTGGCTGTCGCGCATTTCAGCAACGCCGTATAGGGTGTCGAGGGTGAACTTTGCGCCGAGATAGTCGTGATCGTAGGACATGGTCACGCGGATGGCGATCCCGTCCTCGTTCATCACGCGCTGGACCGCACCCATACCAGCGGGGGCGGTAGGAAGCGGGCGGTTTGCCATCACAATGGCGTTGCGGTGGAAGAACAAGTTCTTGCACTGTCCGCCGGTGGCGACGATCTTCTGGTCAAGGAAAACGTCGAAGCCCATGAAGCGACCTGTGAACGCGCCGGCAGCCTTCGAGCCGAGGGATTCGGCGTAATCGCGGTTGACCACTTTTTCGATGCCGAGCATTTCATACTCAGCGTCTTCGTGCAAAACAGCCACGCGGTTCTCAAGCGGGGCTTTGGCAGAGTTCAGCAAGCGGCGAGCTTCGCGGAAAGTGCCTTCGCTCAAGCCAGCGGTTGCGTCGATGGTCTGAGACAAGCCGGAATACAGCGCGGCAATGTCGGCATCGATCTGCTCCGCCAAAACCGCCATTGCATCGGCAGCATACACGCTGAACCAATCAGGGCGAGCAAAGGCTTTTGCAAGGTCTTCGATGAGGAAAGAGACTTCCTTGTGCTTGTTCAGCGTCAAGGTATAAACGGCATCATCCGGCTGTTGCAGGGTCACAACAGAGCCGCCGCTCTTGTCGTTGACAGAGAGGGAGCCGCCATACGGGATTTTGACCACGTTGCCATACTGCGCGACTTCGTTCTCATAGTCGCGGTTGACAAGACGAGCAAGCACGGTATTTGCTTTCAGGTAGCCGAGTGCTTGAGCAGCTACGATGGTCGGGGTGGAATCCGCGACCTGGGAGGTGGTGATATTAGCCATTTCAAAGGTTCCTTATAGGTTGATAGGGTTTTGAAAGGCGGTACGGTTTACGTCGTCGAGACTGTGCCTTATTGGTTTTTCTTTTGATTTTCCAAGTGCTCGCGGATCTGTGCCGGTGTCGCTGTGGAGTAATCAAAATTCGTGCTGGTTCCCCCACGAGGCGGGGGCGTTACCCCTTGCGGGGTTTCTTTCTTCATGAAGGCGAGCAGGCTTTCAATATCGTTTCCGATTTCTTCCTCGGTTGCACCCTGTATCCTGTTCACAAGATCAACGGGTAAACCTTTTGAGGAAGCCAGTTTCAGCTTCATGTTGGTCACTTTTTCGGTGCTTAATTGCGCTTGCAGGTCTTCATACAATTTCTTGTAATCGCCCTGCTCTTTCAGCCGTTTTTCTTCGTCGGCTTTTTGCTTGTCCTGAATGTCCTTAAATTGCGCCTCAAGCGCTTTGTACTTCTCGTTCACTTCCTTGAACCGCTCGTAAGGGACGGGTTCAGGGGTTTGCGCTGGTTGCGTGGTCGGCTGATTCGCCGCTGTTTGTGTTTGCGCGGTCTGTTCAGTTTGAGTTGCAGATGTTTCGGTTTGGGTTTGTCCCATGCAATACCTTTCTATTCCTCAAGCAAAAATACGATGACGCTACCGCTTTTGGCATTGCCACCTTGAGCAATAACTGCTTTTAGGTCGCCCGCCGCAAGGGGCATGTCGTACACGGTAAGCGCGGTGCCGTCTGTGTTCAAAGCACAGGCAACCCGCGGATAAACCATCTGGAACGCCATCGTCAAAGTTTCCATCCACAAGCTACACAGCGTACACGCGCCCAAAGACTCGTTCTGCCGTTACAGTTGCGTTTCCAGATGCGTCCGTAGTTAGTGTTAGTTTTACAGCTCTCATGTGACTCTAAAACAAAAAAGCCCGCGCACCGAGTAAATCGGTACAGCGGGCTTATCGCGCAAGCTGTCTCACAACCTGCCGAGTCAAACGACGTAGGGCGGGCGCGGGATGTATTTGATTGTCAAAAGTATAGCACTACTGCTGTGTTTTTACAACGTTTTGAGACACCAATTTTAAGCAAAAACACCCCGCCATCAGTCGGGGTGTTTCGCCGTGCTGTGCCTACTGCTAAATCAATAAGGAGTTTTATGAGCACATGGGATAGAGTGAGGGGGGCACCCTACCCCATGTACGCCTATTGTACGAGATTACAGATAACTGTCAACTACCTTGACCGCTTTGACCGTTGTTTTATTAGTCTGTGTCTGTGTCGATAATACCAACGCGAGCAAGCCAGCCGTGCTCGCTCTGTTTTGCAGTCCTGGTTGTCGCATGTGATGCGGTCGCCTTTTGTGGGTCGGTTGCAGTATTTGCAGGTCATCGCACCAACAAATCCCAATCTGTAAATTTATTCAACGGCGTCGGTTTGCCATTGCGAATCAAGACCGCGCCCACAACATGCGTATCTGCCGCGTTGTGACGTTGCGCCGCGTATGCCATGCGTTCCTCATCCATCGCCATGCCTGGCTCAATCGCATAATACCGCCCGCTGGGGTCAGTCGTGATGCTGAAATGATGATTATGGAACATGACAATATGCTTTCCGAATTTCGGAGCCAACCTCTTACTACTCCCCTTGCCTGTATTGATAGGATGCTCAATTTGCCACTCTTCGCCGCCGCTATTCAAAAGGCAGTAATAATAAGGCGAGACTATCCACTTCGGATTATCCGCGCCAAACAGCGTCGCCAAATCATCGACAGGGATTACCTTTTGCAACGTCCGAAGTACCCGCTGTTCATGGTTTCCCATAATCCAAACGATCTTGTCAAACTCAGCGCCCAGCGTTTTGAGTACCTCTCGGCTTTCTTTGATTTCGCCAGTAATTCCACCTTCGTTCTCGGCGGTAGAGACAAGCGAGTAAATTTCCTCGCGCTTCTCACTCGGCAATGTTTCTGCAATCTTAATCAGTTCCGAGGCGGTATTGGTATCAATCACGCGCTTTTGGTCGTTCTCAAAATTCGGCGGAAACGCATTAAGCGCGTTGATGTCCAGCGCATCGCCGCCCAAGATCATCTGTTTGATTTTTAGCTTTTTGCAAAGCGCAATACATTTACCTATAAATTCTGCATGATGGAATGGGATTTGCGTGTCGCCAATTACCAACGCGTCCCCCTCCATCACTGGCGGGTTGTTCCACGGCGTGCGGTTCGACGGCGGGATTTTGTACTCTCTCAGGGTTTGCAGCTTCATCCGCACCGATTCTGTGGTTCTACCTGTAAATGCGGCATAATCCGCGCAAAATTCGCGGGTCGTTACATCCGCCCGCCTATTGATCCATTCTTTTCGTAAATCTGCTAATTCCTCGGGTGTCCAAATTAACCCTGTCAAAATACCTCCTTCTTTATCCTCTCCGCGCCGTAGCGTGAGACGGATAAATAGTCTCACGCGTTCCCGTGGTGGCGCGTGCGTCGAGTTCAGCGTTTGCCGCGTCTCTCATCTTCTCGGTTGTGATGCCAAACTCTTCAAATTTTTCGTTATATAAAACCTCCGTGGTTCTGCAATACCAGTGAAACGGAGGGTCGGGTACTTTGTCCGCAAAGCGCGGCGTCCCTGTCAGTCTAAAATCTTTCTCAAGCGGTTGGATCTGTCCATGCACCTTTAGGCAGCAATCCGTCGTCCGCTCGTCAATCGTGGCAATGGCTTGCTTTTTATATTCTGCCGACGTGACAAGCTGGTTCATGGTCGTGAGATACGCCGCAATCAATCCCGTCGCGTAGGTCCACACATCGCGGGTTTCTTCCAATTGCGCTGCGTTGCCAGTGGTTCGCCATAGGCTTGCACGCCCATCCCCCACCCCCTCGTTGACCAACCGCGCTAGTATCGCGGCTTCGTCGGCTCCCGCCAAGCGTAACCGCGCCGCTGTTACCTCAAGGTTGCTTTCGAGCGTGTCCAACCACACAGGGGAGGAAGTGAGAAAGGCTTCCTCGCCATCGCGTTGGACTCCGCTATTCGATGTCTCAAGCTGCACGGTTTCCACCGTTGCCAGCCCTGCCCGCTTCGCCATGTCAATCTGCTTGCGGGTGTAATTGCCAACCGTCCGCCGAATATCGCGCCCCACCTCACGCCCCAAGCCGACAATCTCACGCCTCAAAGATTGGACCTCAGCTTGCATCTGCCCTACTGCCGCCCTACTCACGCCCTCGCGGTTTACGATGTCCAGCCATGCCCGCCGCGCTTCACGTCGCTTCGCATCGACGGCGCGTAAATACGACTCTTCGAGGAGCGTCATCTTTTTGATAAAGGTTTGAGCAATGGCGATGTCAGGCATTATGCGCCAGCTTGCGCCGGACTTCCCGCACGCATGTTTTGTAGTTCAATCTGTGCCATCTCCAAATCAATCGCATCTTTCGGCATCACCGGCAAGACGGGGCGCTTCCTGTCCAAGATCAATTCAGGGTCATCCAGTGGCGCAATGGCGGGCAAGTTCAAACGATTCGCCGCTGCCCCTGCGATCTTCATGGCTTCAGTCAAGGCGCGGTCGTAGTTCGGGCGGGTAAGCTGCACCTTGATTACAAACTCAATGAGTTGCAGTTCAATGGTCTGCGTGGCAATCTGCCCAGCCTTGCGGAGTTCGTCGAATGACAATTCCGGCAGTGCGTCATGCACGCCGACCTTGATTTCTTTGATAAACGACAAAACGCCTTCGATGTCAATCTGCGGCACAAGGAACTCCGCCCGCGCTTCGGGGTTCATCAGAAACCA